AAGGGATTGAGCAAGTCCCATCAGACGCTATAAACAACGACATGACCAGAGGTCAAAGTAATCGAAGTGAAAATCACGCCTTCAATGCAAGCACCGTGATGAAGATCAATCGCAGACGGAGCACCCGATCCGTTCTCAGTAATGCCTTCAGAAGTCATCGCAGCAATAACTGCATTCTTCAAAGCTTCCACCTTGTAAAACCTGCCGGTGTGCGCGGCTGTATCAGTAATGATGATTGCCTTTGATGGCGAATAACCCATTCCCATGATCAGCTCCGTTTAATTGCGATGTTGCCTGGTCCACTAATTCTAAGCCCTGTCAAGTAACGCTCGACCATTGGCGGGATACGATCTGCACCAACAGCACCAGCCTTGTCAGGCGTTACGTCAAGGCTGCCGATCTTGACGTTCTTAAAGTCTTCAAGACCGCCAAGGCTGATTCCATCCTTGTTGCTGTGCAAATAAACAGCAAGCTCAATCTGAGCACGCTTGACTTGATCAGGAACTTCGGTGTCGGTGAAGTAATCGTCGGATATGCGGAACGGAAACCCGGTCGCGTAAGTATTGACGTAAGTATCGGGTTTTCGCACGCCAGTACGCGGCCATTGCAATGCCTGTGTGTCAGTGGCGCGTGCGCCTAGAAATCTTTCGCGGTCCAACCGCTGTGCTGCAGCCGTCAAAGCACGGTTGCGGCTGTCGGTGTTGCCTGAACCCCACTTGTTCGCATCGGTGCTAAGCACCATTGCTTCAACAAAAGCGTCGGCCTCAGCCAGCGTTATGTAGCTGTTCGCGCTTGCGTCGCCCGCTGTTGCGTTGATTGTTACTGCCATCGGGCTTCACGTCAGAAGTCTTTGATTTTGGCTTTTCAGAAGCGGAGGCCACCGCTTGCGCAGCAGCCTCACGTTCCTTCATCCGCCTAAAAGCGAATAAACCCATCAGGAGCTTGCGCCCTTCAGAGCTACAAAGGAAAGGACAATTGCCTCGCCCAATGAACCTGCGGACAGGTTTGCAACGGTGATCGCGAACGAGCCAGCAGCAATTGTGTTGGCTTGAACGAGATAAGCGCCAGCAGTTCCGGCGGAGCTGTGGTTAACCACAACAACGTCAGTAGCTGCAATTTCGCTGTTAGTAACCGCAAAGGTCACTTCAGCGGCAGCCGCTAAGGCTGCATCGTCAAGAGTGATTTGACCTGAAGCTGCGTTCAGAGTCACACCTGTCGCTTTACTGGTGGCCTGGGTCACAGTGCCGCCAGTTGTCGGGCCAATGAGTTTGCCCGCTGTTGCCTCAAAAATGGATGCCATGGTTAATTACTCCCTCAATCAAGGTTAGAAGTGGAAGTAATCCGCACGATCCCAATGTTGTTGGTCTCGTAAACCTTCGTCCAGTTTCCAACCGTTTGCAGTTGTGCGCGGGTTGGATTTGAAACAGCAGAGGAGAACTTCGAACCTACCGGGTGGTAGACGTAGTGAAGATCGATCGACATTGCATCACTCTTAGCGAGGATGTCACGGTCGGTTTCTGTCTGCAGACCAAGCTGTTCGCCAGAAGCGATTGCACCTTGAGTAAACAGATAAGAAACGTATTCAGTGTTCGGGGAAGCCCCTGCACTTTGTACGTCTGCAGAAACGATCACGCGAAGTCCCATGAAAGTAGGAACTTGTGGCTGACCGAATGCGTTTGCAGTTGAACCTTGAGTTGCCCCAGTGTCAGGAGCACCGGTGTCGTCATAGATGAAGTCGATTGCACGACGCTCCATCAGGTCGTAGTACACATTGGGGTGTACGCAGATTGCAGCAAGCTTTTCGCCTTGATCGCCAAGCAATGCTTTTGCCTGAACGATTTGGCGTGGTCCAAGCAAAGTTGGAGTATCGCCAGATGCGCCATCAACGGCTAAGCCGAGGAAAGCACCACCAGCGGTGTCACCAACTGCACCGAACACACCGCCCAAGCAAGAAAGAAGATCCTTCTGGCGCTGGTTGGCAATGTAATCAGCAATCTTGGCGCCAATGGCAGCCATCGGATCAGAGCCAGCAGCTAAAGCGGCTAAATCTCTTGATTCGAATGCCCGACCCCTGTGAAGCACGGCGGCCACTTGCTTGTCTGCAGTGATCTTGCCTGGGGTCAATGAAGAGCTATCAGTTAGACGCTCAAAATCGCCAGAAAGGTTGGCTTTGTAGAAAGGAACTTGAACAAAGTCCCCACCACCCTCTGCTGCATTTAGCTCAGCCATTGGCTGCACCACACCGCTTGCCAGGAAGGCATCACGCAGAGTGGTTTGCTCAATGACGTAAGGCGTAAATACCTCAGGGATGATGATGTCGCTCCTAAGAGTCGCCATCTGTCAAAAAAAGAGAATGTTTACGGTGTGGGCACAGCCCTCAGGCGCAGCACAGCTTTGCCATTAGGTCACATACTAACGGTTAGCTGCGTTTTTCAACCTTTCATACATGTCACGATCAGTTTTAAATAAGCGTGATTGTTCTGTCAGGTTGAAAGTTTCTTTGCTGAATGGATTTTTGACACCAGCAACAGAATCACTTGATGCACGCCCAGATGGTGCGCCACTGCCTTGCGGCTTGGGTTGCTTTTGCATCCAAGCTGGCAAAGTCTTGGCCCATTCACTGACGGGCGTTCGTTGATAGCCATCAACAACAACGACGGTGCCATCAGCTTCACGCTCAATTTGTTCACTCGTCAGCTTGGTTTTTAAAATCAAGTCCGGGTCATGAACAACATCAGCTAAGGCACTGACAGCAGGTGTGATTAGCTCCAGCTCACGAACACGCGCTTCGAGTTCAGAAATGCGCTTGTCCTTCTCCGCCGTCGCCTCACGGAACTGTTGCTCCAGAGCTTGTCGGGCTTCGCCGTACTTGCCTTGCTTTTCCAGGTCTGCTTGTTCCGCCTTAGCTTTGAAGTCCAGTAACTCCTGAACATCAACGCCATCAGGCACAGCCTTTGCTTGAGCTTTTGCTTTTTTGTACTCATCTAACAATTCAGCGTTTTTACGCCGCATTGATTCGAGTTCTGTTTTCAATTCGATGGTGTCAACAGATTGCTCCACAGGAGCAGTTTGTTCTTCGGACATGAATTAGCCACAGGCTAAATTGCCTTTAAAGGCTATCAGCTCCATTTAATTTTGTTCGCCCAAAACGCCGCGCTTGTTTTGCCTTTAGCAATATTTTTCGCATGACGCGCCTTAAAAGACGCACGCTTTGCCTTATCCGCCGCTGATTCGCCCTTGCGCGGGCGCTTTGTTTTTGCGCCCTGCATCCCAAAACGTATGAGCTTCGGGCTGCCTTTAACGCTGACCACAACGGCGTGTGATTTGCCGCTCGAATGATTCGGCGTCTTAATCGGCTTGTCGTAGCCCGCAAACGTATGACCACCTCGTTTGATCTGCGCCATTACTTCTTCCTTTTTTTCAGCAGGTCAGCGTCGGCCTTTCGTGCCCCACCCTTGCCAGAGATAAAACTATTCACACGGCCCATTGCCCATGCAGCCATGGAAACGTTGCGCGATCCGCTCGACAGATAAGCACCTTGACCACGGCGATAGACAGCAGATAGCTGCCCATACGTGAACCTGGACTTATCGGCCTTTTTTTGAAGCGCGGCTTTTGTTGCCTCGCTTAGTGGTTTTCTTTTTGGTGCCACCTTGCTTGGTCCTCGATGCAGAAACGGCTTTGATGTCGATAAGTTCGCCCGCCTTATAAGCAGCAGCCGTGCGCTTGATCTCTCGGGCCTTGCCTGAGCGATTCTTGGCCCCAGAGAGATACTTCTTAGGCAGACCAGTGGCCTTGTCTTTTGGGACGCGCCGCTGCTTTTTAGCCATTACTTTTTCTTGCCCCCTTTCTTTTTCTTTTTGGGAGCAGTCATCTGTGGCTTCTTAGGTCCGGAATAACGAGGCATCAGGATTCCTCCTTAACTTCTGTTTTCTTGGCTGCAGCTTTTTTGGCTGCAGGCTTTGACTTCTTCTCTTCGCCCGGAAGCGTGAGTTGAAATCTGCTATGAAGCTTTCCCATTGGAATACTTGAGCTTGAGCTGGTCCAAGGTTAGCTCTGTTCCGTCCCTAGCCACAAACTTACGAATCGCCTCGTCCGGGCCAAAGCGACTAACAAGACGATCCCAAAACTTCAAACGCCCAGGACCAAGCACATCCAACTTGGTCGCCTCATTCTGTTTATTCAACCATTCGCCATAGTCCTGCCGGATGTCACTCTCGCGCCCAGTCTCCCCGCGCCATATGCTCCGCGTCCTTGATCGACAATTGAAATGTTGCGGTGGCAATGGCCCCTTGCCCCATTCGTAAATCTTGCCGTCCAGTGATCGACAACGGGCAGACGTTCGCGTGTCCAACACCGCCGTATACCGATAACGATTCGTAATCAACGGATTAGCAAGCGCCACAAATTTATCAACCTCCACAGCCATCTGCGTCACCGTCGTTCGAACAATCGCCCGCATCTGATTGTTGGCCGCTGATGTCATCTGCCCGCCGGCTTGGATGATCCGATTGATTGAGCCACGCTGGCCCTTACGCAAACGGCCACGCAATTGTCGTGAGATTTGGTTTATGGTCTGCCCGCTCAATAACCCGTTCCGGACTGTCAGCCCAAATAATTCCGCCTGCCTTGTTGCAATCCGCCGGAACGCCTTATCGACCACCTCGCCATTCGGCAGCCGCACAGCGCCACCCGCAGCCAACTGCCCTACAGGCCGCCCAGACACTCGCTCCTCTAGGTTGCCACTCAATGCCACAACACCCCGAGCCGTGGGGTCAGACAACACGACAGCAGCAGCAAAGCCCGCCAAAATCGGCACACGCCGCACCGGCTCATCCTCACCCTCCGGTACAACCCGACTCAGCTCCTGCTCACTAAACCCGGCCTGAACAACTGCTAACTCCTGCATCTCATCAATCATCAAAGAAGAGCTAAACGCGCCCCACTCCTGCAGCTCAATTTTTAATTCTTGGAGAATCTCCTGGAGCTTTTCAGCCTGATCAACTGCCGACAACCCATCAGCAGCAGCGAGCTCATCAATAGCGTCCAGCACCCGATCGTTATATGACTCAATGACCCGTCGAGCCACGTTGTTGCTGTAACGATTGAGTTCAATCGCATTTCGAAACAGTTCAGCGAGTTCGTTCATGCCGGTCTTAACCCCAACTCCTCAGGAGTTTCAACACAAATCAACGAAACATCAGCGCCGGCCTGCAAAGCGGATTTGATGATGTCGCGCATTTCATAACGCATATCTTCGTCATACAAATGAATACGAGTTTCAGTAACTGTGATCACATGTCCTTTGTCGTACCACGTTGTTCGTACAACTGCATAGTTTTGATCGGTCAGTTCCCCAAGCGAAAAAAACAACAACTGCTTATGACCGTCATCCGGTCGCTTCTTCCGTAGGTTCTTGATCCAGCTCATTAATCAGGCATTTGATCTTGGTCTTCTGGCTCAGCCGACTCCTCGGGCATGGTTTCCCGTGCCACAGGTTCTGGCTGGTCCATCTCAATCATGCCCCCGTTCTGCGTGCCTTCCAACTCCTCCTCAACGTCGAAGTCGTCGCCCAAGATCTCGCCGGCCTCCAACTGCTCTAACAGCGTTGACTGTGTAATGGTCCCTGCGGTGTAGAGCTGCAGCAATGCTTGGATCTCATCCGGCTCCAAACGTGACGCCATAAAGTCACGATTGACAAAGGAGCTGCCAGCCTCAGGAATCTGCAGATAGTTCGCGTGATACTGCAGGCAGTTGTCGATTAAGTCCTGCATCTGCTGAGCCACCACCTGCATGGTGCTATCCCCTTGGCTGCGGTCGATCCTCTTTGATGCGGCCGTCTCTGCTGACAGCTTTTGCCCCAAAATTGCGGCCAGTCCTAGCTCGTTAATCTGACTAGCAATTTGATCAAGCCGGCGGAACTGAGCGTCAAAACTCCGGCCTTGGGGCTCGATATATTCGGCCTTCGCGTCCATGGGGAGGGCCATCGCTTCTCCGGGGCCTGCGCTGATCTCCTCGGCCGACTGCGGGAAGCCATAAACGGCCAACATCGGAACAGCCGAGATATGCAGCTGGTTATCTAAATCACTCTGTACCTGATAAGCCTTGAGGTTTAGCTCAGCAATATCAGCCAACGGCGGGCGTGATTCGAGAATGCCCGTGCGGTTGGAATAAGCCACAGAAAACGGAATCTCATCCAGGCTCGTGGTTCCCTCATCCACCACTCGATAGTCGCCTTTCTTGTCCTTCTGATGGATCTCGAAAGCGCCAGGGGTCAGGACTCGAACCTGTTCCACCATCTTCTCGCCGTAGTCGCCATCAGGCTGCACCACCTTCTCGTAGAGACGCAGCTGGATTAATTTCTGCTGCCCGTCGATGATTTCACTCCTCCAGCCGAGCACATCCGGCGGGGAATAAATCGACCAGTACGGTCGGCCGTTCTGACCCGCAGCCGGTGCATCAACCAAGACGCCGACGTGACCGTAGCGGATCATCTTTCGGGCGGCTTCATACAGAAACACGTCCAAGTTGTTCCCGAGAAGATCAACATCAAACAATTGTTCCGTGACAGTATCACTTACGTCTTGCAGCCGAATAGGCTTTCGCGTCAACATACCGGCCAAAAGTCTTTCTAGCCTGCTGAAGAAAGGCGGCAAAGTTGAACGCATTAAGCGTGAATCGTAGCTCTCATCAAGTTCCCTAGGTTCTTGCGGTAAATATTTTCTATGCTTTTTACGAATGCCAAATGTGCCCAGACTGATCGCTTCGAGAAGCTCCCAGTGGGGTTCCATGTTCACATAAGCGTTGTTCGGATCACTAACAAGCGCAACGCTTGAGGCACGTTGGCGGCCACCTGCAAATGATGAATACATGTCCCGCCCTACTTAATGCGCACAGCTTAGTAAAGCCTGATTCCTGTGCCTCGACCAGCTCGAGCGTGCAATATCGAAAACTCTCGGAATACGAGGTAGCCAAGAGCGTCATTCATGTGGTCGTAGCCCGCTTCCTTGTCCGGCTCGCCTCGCTCGGTGTAGCTCTGCAGCTCCAAGCACTCAATCGTCCTTTTGCAATGCGCCGCTACCTGTAGCCGGACCTCACCCTTGCCGTTCTCCAACAGAGCCTGAAGAGAAGCCACCCGATCAGTGACCCTTGGATTTGAACGAGGTGACTGATTGCTGAACCCATAGGACTCGAGAATGCTGATGTCGGTCAGACTGGCATTAGTAGTCGAACGCGCTGAACCTGACGCATCAGGGTAAACATAGATGCGACGATCGGGATAGCGTCGGCGGATCTCTTGGGCCAGGGCATCCGTATCTTGAGAACCGCTGACCTCATCAATTAGCAATAAAGAGTTACCCAGACGGACACCGATCACGGCGCTCATGTTGCCCACGTTGAAGTCCACCCCGATTCTCAAGATTTCGTCGCTGACATCTGGAAGATCTCGGCAAATGTGCTTGTCGCGGCTGAATCGGTCGTAGACCTGGCCGGTGGTCAGATTGGTGAACTCGCCCTGAAGATAGGCGGCGAGGAGGCTCGGATCGTATGAAGCCTCAAGCCTCGATATGAAGTCCGGCGGCAGATGTGGGTTGTCTGCGCTTTTCATCTTTATCAGTTTGCGGTCCTTGCGCTCCTTTGCCTCCTCGGTGCCGAATGTGTTCCACATCCAGCGGAAACCCTCAGGCGTGGAGGCTGCTGCAAACTGGCGGACGTTGCCGGCTCGAAGGCGGCCCAGGATCTTGGGAAAGGCTCGATCAGCGACAGAGGTGGGGACAGTATCAACTTCGTCCACCAGCACCCACGCCAAATTAAGACCGATGATCCTCGTCCAGCTTTCTAGGGACCGGCACAAGATTTTCGTATCCCCGCCGGGTAGATGCAAAATTACCTCAGGGAGTGGACTCGCTCGGAAGGTGTAGGGCACTTCATACCGCTGCAGAAACGCCTCAAAGTCGTTCAGCCAGATGTCACGGACCAGCGGCCCGGTGGGCTCCATCACGCAGCCGGTGAAGCCTTGATTAGCGCAGGCAAGGAAGACAGCCTTAGCAGCTTGCGCGTGCGTCTTTCCGCTGCCATAGCCAGCACAGAGGCCGAGAATATCAGTGGTCTGATCATCGACAAATGCCCGCTGCCCTGGGTGCAGGTCGTCGCGGATGCGCTGCAAGAGGTCGGTGGTCTCTTCCTGCGTGGGCGGCTCAGCGAAGGCGAGGAGCGGCTCCGCTTCGGTCAAGCCCGCGAGGACGGAAACCATCAGATGTCGAAGCGCAAAAGCTTAGCCTGAGTCTCAAGTGCTTTGATTGCGACAGCTACCTGGCGGTCGTCGTTGCCGGCCCGCTTTTCGTATTCCGCAAGACGACGCACCGCAGCGGCTAACCATTGCGGACGCTCGACGGCTGAGTCTTCTTCTATCAACTTACGAGCGCGTGCGATGTATTCGTCTGTCTGACGGCTGGACAAATCCCACTCAGTCGCGGCGTCTTGAAGGATGTCAAAACGCGACCACG